TTACAATACCGTTTTCGTTCAAGTAGTTTGCATTCTGCAAATCCATCACGACTTCTTTTCCGCTTGCAGTAACCATTCTGTCTGCCTGCAACGACTTGTTTGACGCGCTTTCGCACGGTGTACCGCCGCCTAAATCTTCGTCGTTATCCGTTGCGCTAATGCAGCCCGCAAGTTGTGTTGAAAGATTAAAAATTCTATCCCCCAGTGCAACTTTCGGGAAACATACGATCTCCATTTTCTTTGTGAAATTTTTCTTTTTCTTCCACTCCGGCACTTCGCTGTAATGTGTCACTCCGCTTTCCTCTGCTGTGTCCACGTCCAGAATTGCGATCGCTTCAAACAATCCGTTAATGTTCTCTGCTTTTGCCGCCATTACTGCTGCCACTTCCGGGTCATGTGACCAATTCGGACACAATATAATATCCGGGGCAACCGTGTATTTCGGGAATGTGTTGTCGATCAATTCCAGCCCGGTTGTTGCGTGTGTGGCTACGTTATAACCTCCGATAATATCATCTTTCGTAACCTGTGACGGGTCAACCTCGCTATAACCCACTTCCACTTCTTCTGTCTGTGGCTTTTCTCCCAGAAATTCAATGACACAATTATTATCATTGTAAAATACGTCAAAGTCCGATCCTTTTTCTTTGTCCGTAATATTGATTGTGTCCGCAATCGCTTCAATCGGAAGTAAAATTTGATTGTCTTGCGGCTGCACGTTCTTTTTAGACACTGCCATTTTGTGCTTTTTGGGATCAAGTACATTTACAACAAAAATGGGGCTGGTCTTATAAAGCAGGAAAGCGGAATAAATTTCTTCACAAATCCCGTACTTCTTCCAGTCGTCGGAATAGCCCAGCTGTTGCACCGCTTCCGTGTATGTCTGCGCCATGATCACTTCATTTACTTTGCCGTCTACCATCTGCACCGGGGCTGTCCCTACTACAAAATGTATTCCGCTTGCTGCGACAACGGGTGTTGATACACTTGTCGTTTTCTTTGCTGTACTCACTCCATGCGTAATATCTGCCATTATCTTATCCCTCCACTTCCACTGCTGCTGCCGCCGAAACAAGGTCTGAATAATATTTGTTCAGAATGTTTCCAGCCGACCGCACTTTGTCTTTTTTCTCTGCCAAACTTTCAACCGGGACAAGCAGCTTTTCTACCAGCGGTAATTTCTCAAGTACTGTTTTCAGTTCTTTCTTGATTTCTTCCCGCGTCCCCTCGAAAATCCGATTGCTTTTCAGCATTGCTTTCGGCAGTGTTGGTCCGATATAGATTAGCTTTACTGTGTCCGGCTCTTTATTTTCCGTCTGTGGCTGCGTCTGCGCCCCATTTACGGCGTTTTCTGTTTCACTTGTAGAATTGTCTACCTCTGCCACTTTTTCGCTCTCTGCGGCTGCTGTGACGTTCTTCTTTACTGCCATATTTCCTGCACCTCTCTTTCAATAGTTGGTATGCTCCATATTGTCATGATTTCCCCCAGATAATACGGGGGTGTCGTGTCTTGGTATATGATGTATTCAAACGGATATTCAAGGCAGAAACGCCCGCCGATTATGTGTTGTTTCTGCAAGCGTTCCCGTATCCGTAAAATAAGGTTTAGTAACGCCAGTGATCCCCGCTCTCCGTCTTGTGAATATGTTGCAATTATCATGCGCACCCGGACTTCACTTGACTTTGGCTGCTGGTCTTCTTTTTCATCTGCCCCGCTCAACACTTTCAGTAGAATATATGGTATCTGCTGCGTGTTATCGTCTTTTTCCGGCAGCCCCATTTTGTAGACCTTTGCCGCCCTCTCTTTTTCCGTTGCCGGTCCCGTCCTCACTTTCACTTCAAGCAGTATGTCTGCCGTGTTTTCCTCAATGAATTTCTGCAGATCATCCAGCAACATAACAGGTGTCATGCCTCACCCTCCATATCCGTTCAAAATGCGGTCAATTTCGTGCATTACACGCTCGTTGACCTTTTCTTGCGCTTCCTCTGATAGCTGACCAATAATCACTTCATTCTGCACCATCTGCCCTGCTGATAGCCCCATTAGTTCTTCTGTGGGGTAACGCCTTGAAGTAATTCTTTCAAATACCCCCATCCCTTTCCCTAAATCCGCTATAAATGCGCTGCCAAATGTTGCACCTCCACCTTTCATCACTGCTGCTTTTACTTTTTCCCCTTTCCTTGGTTCTTTTGGTGTTACTTGGAATTTGTAAAGCGGCAGTTTTGTTCCAGAAAAAGAAACATAGCCAGCAAGATTTCCCGTGCTGGCTTTCTGCACTTTCGTTGAAGTCTTTGAGTTAAGGTCGCTTTGTTTTATCGTGTAAACCTTTCTAACCTCTTTGAACGCTTTTGTTTTCGAGTAAGTCACTGCCCTGTTGATTGCATTGGAAAAAGCCCTTTCCGCACCCTTTGGAATACCCGCCAGCAATGTTTCCGCTCTCTCGATAGCTTCGGAAGTTATTTCAATCATTCTTCCATCAACTCCAATTCCAGTACGATTTCGCCGTCTTCGCAATCCGCTTTTTCTATCCGATATTCTGTGACCGCTCCTGCTATCTCAATTTCAATATTGCGATCTTTCTTTGGAACAAACCCCAGATCACGCAGGGCGATATATACCAGACAATTTGCCCGGTATATACCTTCTACGTGGTCTTTCTCTGTTTTCTTGCGGTTCTCCGCTGCCGTATGGTCAACAATTGCCGGGATCGTATATTGTTTTTCCAAATACCAGATATTTATCATATTTGCCATTTCTGCCGGATTGTGAAAAACTTTCATATCGCTGTCAAGCAGTGCCTTGAAATCTCCAATCATATAGGCTGCGCCACAAACCAGCTGTCTACATCGTGCGGGACGCTAAGCGGCGCGGATGATATGTTGAGAAATCTTCTTGCGGGTTTGCGCTTAACCCATGTGTCCGGCACAAGTTTTCCCTCAACGGTGCGGAATCTTTTTGTTTCTTCATTGATCAATGTAATTGCTCCGTAATACATGGAATAATTTGCACCACTTGAAAGTAATGCAAGCTGGTTCTCCGGCACAAGCGGCTTGTCTTCCGGGGTTTCCGGGTTTGTCCAATCATCCAGATACCATTCGCTGTACTTGTAAATATCCAGACCTATTTCGTGGATCGTTCCGATGTAAGTCACGCCGTTGGGAAGCTGCTTTGGCTGAATTACTGCCAGATTGTAATTTTTTATATCCAGCACTTCTTTTACTTTCGGATGGTTAATAAATGCGTTTATAACATCTTTTCCCATAACGCAGATATCGCAGTTTACAAACCCGTTTTTCTGCACCGCTTCATGCCAGCGTTTCAAATCTTCAATGGGGTTGCTCTTTTCATTCGTCCACTTTTTTGTTGCTTCTGTGATCACTTCTTTGTTTGTGAAGTCAAAAGTAATTACTTCGTTTACGCCATCACCGATAATAGGAATCTGCCCAGTGAAGATCGTCTGTGCGCACATCAATTCTTCGCGACGTGTGATCATTTCGCGCAGTTCAATAAAATCCTCTGCCATCTTCTCTACTGCCCGCTTTTCAGGGGTTTTCCCGGAATACATATTTTCGCCCGGTCTTCTCTCAAGCAGATCATCAATGGTGGTTACTTTCTCCGGGGCAACCAGCGGCGGTGTGTATGTTTTAGTTTCATACCCGGTATTGGGTACGATCTTACCGCCGATCACGCGCGACACGAAAGGCGCAACTTTCCTGCTGCCCTTTCTGAAATCTACATCAACACTTTTTGTCACAAATGTTTCCTCGTGACGGAAAAAAGTACTTCTGAAAAAAGTTCTTACCGGGGGCAACTTCTGAATGACCCTGCCCATTCTTCTCGGTTCGTAAATAGATACTTCGTTTGCCATTGTCTTTTCTTCCTCCTATCTCAAAAAGATTGATAACTTTCGCAAGCTGTCCTTAATGTCTTCTGCTGTCACGCCATCCGGCAGATTGAGTGCGTCGGCGAAAAATTCTCCCGTCATGTAATAAACAACGGGTTCGCCCTTTTCTGCCACTTCTGCTGTAATTCCGATTACATCCCCCGTGGTTGCTGCCTTTGCACTTGCTCCGCTGCCGGACGCTGCCGCCACTGCGACAATTTCCCCGTCCCCGTTTTGGGTTACGGGCGTATGCTCTGCCAGTTTTTCCCCTGCCGTCCCAGTTTCCGGCAGCGTAGGGAAGTCCCCGGCAAAAAAGTTCTTGGGTTCTGTGTTTCTTGTTTCTACTGCGTATTTTGCCATCTTTCTTCCCTCCCCTTTAGTTAAATTCCAGCGCGTCAATGGCTGCGTCATACGGATCCTTTCCTTCTGCGCCATTTTCACTTGCTGCCCCTGCAACTCCGTTCACGCCGGAAATGTCAGCGTCGGCATTGCGGTTCTGTATGTACTGCCCGCCCTGCCTGTTCTGCTCAGCAATGATTTTCATTGCCACCTGTTCTGCCGTGCAAGGGTTTTCAAATTTTGCGTCAGAAACAATGTCTGCATAATTGCCGCCCGCCATATCCTCAATAGCCTTGATACGGCTTCTTTCTGCCGCTGCTGCTTCGTTCTGGATGGTTGCCACTAAATCCGGGTATGCGGCTTTTAGTGCGTCAACCGTTCCAATGTTGTTTTCTGCTACTTGCATTTCTTTTTCCTCCTTTGGCTTTGTTTTAGCTGCTGCACTATTATTTATCAAACCACCCGGATTGTGCGGGCTGTTTAATAACTCTTTTGGGATCGTCTTAAAAGCCGAAATGTCGATGGGCGTAGAATTGACCACAATTTTTGAAGCATTTTCAACGACTGTGTTTGCTTCTTCAAACATCAATTCATCACAAAAGCCGCTTGTCACCGCTTCATCACCCGTCCACCACTTTTCCTCACTCATTAATGCGGCTATATCGTCAGCACCCATGCCCGTTTTTAGCGCATATGTGTTGACTATGCTTTGCTTGATCACTTTCAGTTCGTCAGCCATCTTTTCAAAATCTTCCGCTTTGAATGTGTCCCAGACGGTCATTGCCGGATCATGTATCATAAAAACGCCGTTTCTGGCTATTTTGATTGTGTCCCCAGCCATTGCAATGATCGTAGCCGCTGAAGCTGCCCAGCCGTCGATTTTTACCGTGATTTTCGCTGTATGGTCTTTTAATCTTGTGAAAATCGCGTTTGCCGCGAACACATCACCGCCGCCACTGTTAATACGCACCACAATTTCCGGCACGTCTCCCAATGCTGCAAGTTCTTTGTTGAATTGCGCCGGGGTTACTCTGTCTTCCCACCAGCTTTGTTGGCTGCTTATCGGTCCATACAAAAGCATTTCCGGGGGATTTGTTTCCGTTCCTGGTATAAAGTCCCAGAATTTATTTGCCGTCATTCCCTGCGGGCTTTGTTGGTTGTCCCTGCTGCCCGGCTGGTTCTTCTCCTTCCGGCTGTTGTTTCCGTTGTTCATTCCCTTTGGCACCTTTCTTCACCTCACTTAGTTTCTTTTCTTCTTGTTCCAACTGGTCTACATTGCTGAAATAATCGCCGCCAGTCATTTCCATTGTTTCACTACTGCGTGTAGAAAAGCCGTTTTGTACCCTCTTTTCTGCTGCGTTTACTTCTTTCACTGGGTCAAGAATGCCTTTTGCCGGTCCGTTCCACTCTGCCCGGCAATATGCGTTTCTAATTAGCGGATCGGTGAAAAATCCTGGCGCGTCAATACGCTTTTTTGCCACCGCTTCTGCAAGCCATTCTTCATAGATTGGTTGGCAAAAGTCTGTGGCAAGCCACGCCCGGTACATTCTAAACATCTTCCACGCTTCTTCCAATGCGCCTTTACTTGCCGTATAAGACGCATTAAAACGCTTTACAAGCAATTCATAGGGGATTTCAAGTGAAGCCCCTATTTGCTGGCATATGGCTTCCACAAACATGGAGAAATTGCTGTTTGGTCTTCCGGGGTTCGTGTCGTGCACTTTTTCTCCGGGATTCAAGTCCATAATTGCGCCGGGGGCCATTTCAAGGCTACTTTCGTCTTCTGCGTCTATTTGCTGTTCTTCTGGTATCATCGTCCCCACTGCGTCACCCTCGCTTGCGTCTTCTTTCTCGATGAATACAGAAAACATTCCAGATACTACCGCCGCCACAAGTTCTGCGTCCGTGTATCTCCCCAGCTGTTTCAAACTTTCAATGACCGGGGCGAGGAATGGCACGCCCCTTCGTTGCCCTATCCTCTCACGGGTCATAATGTGCAGCACATTTCTTCTTCCCGTTTTCCTGCCGTATGCTTCCACCCTATTCCATTTAATGTCTGTAACCTCATAGGACAACGGGTGCTGCTCCGATATGTGGTACGCTAACACTTCGCCGTCTTTGTCTACTTCCACGCCGCCAACAATTTTGTTGTCAAAAGTATCGCAGTAGTCTGGGCTGGAAAGTCTGTCTGCTTCCACAAGCTGCACCCGTAGATCATACGGTTGGTTTAATCTCGGTTTTATCGGCAGTACTGCCAGACAGTCCCCGGACATAAGCCAGTTGAGAAACGCCAACTGCTGCAACTCATAGAAAGTGTCTATGCGCTCAATGTCGCAATCCGGGCTTTCTGCCCACAACCTCCATTCCCGTTCAATCTGTTTCTCTAATTTTTGCGCTTGTGCAGCTGTGATCCCCAAAACCTCACGGTCAATAGTTGGTTTTAGGTGAAGCCCCCGCCCCACAACGTTTGTGCGCATTGTCTTTACCGCTCCATTTGCTATAGGCACGCCCATATATAAATCGCGGCTTCGCTGCCGCAGTATTGTAATATTGTCCTCTATATCCTCGCGGTGCGATCCTCCAGCATACATCCACCCGGCAAGTGATTTTTTGAATGTGCTTGCTCCATAATTTCCATAACCGCTGTTCAAAATCTGCATTTTATGCCGTGCAGCAGCCCTTTTCAGTCCCGTTTCTGGTGCGACCGTCGCAATGGCTCTGTCAATCATTGCTGCAATGCCCATTTCCTTTTCACCTCCTGTCTGCTGCACTGCATGAAAAAAGCACCTTTTAACGGGTGCTTTCCTGTCTTCCTATTTATTCACGCTATCATTTTATATCGTTTTTTCGGGAAATGGTGGGAAATAAACCCCGAAAAAGGGAAATTGCGGGAAATGTTTTGCTTATAAGTCGCGCGGTACGGCTCTATATGCCCGGTTTCGTCCTCCGTGCTTCTTAGCGTTCTCTAATTCCACTACTTTTGTGTTCCAATAATCAATAGTTTTTCGGATTTCCTCAAGATCGGCTTTTGTCATGATCCTGCTGCCGATCGTGTAAGACTGCGCATTTGTCACTGCCAGTTCCGCTTCTAACCATGCGTCAAGGTGTCTTTGCGCTGTTTCCAGTGTAATTCCTGCCATTAGCTTATCCCTCCACTTCTTCTTCCCCGTCCTTTCTTCTTTCCGGGTGTGTTTGCTGTTTGTTGTTTCTTTTCTTTTTCTTCCGGCTTTTTCAGCGGAAGTGCAGTTATTTCAATAGCTGCCGTTGCATAATTCCGGCAGTCAAGGGCTTCATTTCTTTTGTGCTCTCCCTTGTCTTTCAGTTCCCATGCAAAGTACGGTCTTCCCATCTTGTACCGCATGACTTTCTTTTCGGATGTTAGCCCCTTAAAATATTTTTCATCATACCCCTTTTTGTCTTCTCTCGGAAAATGACAAAATCCGGGTCCCGGCTCTGTCAGTTTTAATCTGTCCATCAGCCAACTTTTCCCGGTATCAACTCCGATAGTGAATAAATAGGCTTGTTCGCGGTTGTTCTTTGTCGGTTTCTGTATGTACGCCGCTGCGCTGTCATTGCTTCCCTTTATTGCAAATATGCGACGATTGAACCGGGGCTTGCAGAATTTATATACTTGATTCGATCTGTGACCGCCACTGTCTATGCACGTTGCGGCTATTTTCAGCTTTGTTCCGTCCGGCTTCTCAAATGTCTGTGACAGAAATATATCAAGATTATTCCATACCGGGTCTTGCATATTCCCGGTATCGCCGTACAGCACCGCATACTTTATGCCCCAGCTTTCATATTCTGGACCCCAGCCAACTACCTCAATTTCAAATCTATCATCCTGTGTGTCAACTCCTGCTGTCAAATAAAGCACATCATACGGAATTTCGCAGTTGTAATTCTCCCGGCGTTTCATCAGTTCTTCATCTTCTATGGTTTCGCCGTCTTCCTCCCACGTTTCGCCCAGTTCTGTATTTGTCCATACCTTCATCAGTTCCACATTGCCTTTTTTTACTTCCTCATTGGCAACCAGAAACTTTTCTACAACCTCCCGCCATGTAGAAAGTGTGGAAGCAAGTGTGTTCAAGTGAAATCCTTTTACCGGGTTTTCCGGGTTTTCATGGATAAAGCAGCCGTCCTTGAATCCCTCTTTCCACTCCACTTCACTTGAAATCACGCCGCATTTGCTACACGCATAACCAATTTCCGACAAATCTTCCTTGTCAAACACAATGCCGGACCATGTAAGCGGTTGTAATTCCCCGCAGCACGGGCAAGGTGCGTTCCACGTTCCCTTGCTGCTGTTCTCATACTCCACTTCAATTCTTGAAAGCCCTTTTATTGTCGGCGTTGACACGTCAACTTCTTTTCTATTCCAGAAAGTTGTTAATCTCTTTGCAGCAAGAAAAAGCGGGTCCCCCTCGCTTCCTGCCGTCGCCGGGTAGCGGTCAATTTCATCTGCCAGAAGTATTCTGATTGGACGGGAAGCAAGGCTTGACGGGCTATTTGCTCCCACCATTGTTACATGACCGCCCGGAAATATTTTCTGTAAAATTGTGTTTCCGCTGTTTCTGCTCTTATCATTTACTTTGTCCGTCAATACTGCCGTATCTCGCAGCATTGGTGAAAGCCGATCCTTTGAAAACGTTTCTGCCATCTGTATTGTTGGCTGTAATACCATAATCGGGGACGGCTCATAATGAATGTAATAACCTATCGGGTTTAAGATCATTGCGTCAGTCTTTCCGACTTGCGCCGCAGACATAACAACAACTTTCTTAACGCCTATATCGGTTATTGCGTCCATGATCTCTTTCTGGTATGGTGCTTTTGACGTTCGCCATCTTCCCGGCTCTGCGGACGCTTCGGAAGATAGCTGCCGGAATTTGTCTGCCCACTCCGACAATTTCAAGTCTGGCGGTGGCTTCAATACTGAAAATACCCGGCTTAATAAATCAGCTGTTCTTTTCTTCATCCTCTATCGTATACCCAAACAGTTTTTGAAAGTCTGCCAGTTCTTCCAGTGCTTCATCAATCGCCGCTTTTAGCAGCTTGAAAATTTCTGTCTGGTCCTTTTTCTTTGATAGTATCGGACTTAGTTTTGCGGGAATTGCCATAAGTCTTGTTTTGAATTTTATTAAAGTGTCGGTCATAACTTTTTCAATTTCCTCCGTTTCGTGCAACTCGTTCTTTCGCAGCCGCAATTCAAGTTCTTGGCTTTCCCGCTTTGCCCGCACCAGTTTTGCCCGCTCCGTGTTGTAGTCAACACTTGTTTCCGCTGGGCTGTTATTCCGCAGATAGTTTATATATTCATGTGTTACGGTTTTCAAATCATATAACCCCGGCTGATATTCAGTTATGATTTTTTGCTTGCGCAGCTGCCGCACTCTGGATTCTGTCAAGTCCAGCCATACCGCAACCGCCTTGACTGTATATAATTTCAAAACCGTGCCCCCTTTATTATTTTTCCGGCATTTCCGAAAGCGATTTTTTTCTTTTTGTGGCTAGGCAAGGCATGGGCGTCACCGTACCCTCACCCCTCCCAAAACGCCGGAAGAACCTACTCTCGGCAGATCATCAACGCCGTTTTCTTCCATTTCCCATTCCTCCGTCTCTGGGTTGATGTCGATCTCTCCTGTGACCTTTTGTTTCATCAGTTCAAGTCTTCTTTCTTCCAGCTGCAAGCGACGACTCTCCATCTCATATGACTTGATGCTGTCAAGCTGCTTGATGATACGCCCGTGTAGTTTATTCAATTCAGCTTCCACCTTCATTGCTCTATCGAACGGACTTGATTTTATTATAGACTTCATTGCCGTTTTGAAGTGCTCCCCCTGCTGCCCCTCTATGGCTTCTGGGTCTGCCGCTTCTCCCGCTTCAAGCCCTGCCGCTTCCTCTGCCTGTTTGTCCTCCATACTTTTAGGAACTATCATATGTACTATCTTGTCGGTGTAAAACCCTCCTGCTTCTGGTGCTTCATATTCTTCCAACAGCTTTTCAAGATATGCTTTCCGCAGATAAAGGGCTTGCAATTCCTCCATCATGCGCGGCATAGCTTCCGGCGTTTTCATGCTGCGGATTTCCTCTGCCTTTTCTGGTGGTATGTCTTCAAGCCCTGCTTTTGCAAACGCCCCATGCGTGACTGCATTTTTGTTTCCATTTTTTGCCGGGGTTTTTCCTGCCGCATTTTTATTGCCTTTTTGACCGCCCCTTTTTTTCGGCTTCTTTTTCAGTGCTTCTTCCCACTTGTCTTCTGACTTCCATTTTCTGATCCGGCTTTCTGTCACCCCCGCCAGCTGTGCCAGCTGTGCCGTGCTGATTTCTCCGCTCACTTCAAGATATCTTTTAAGCGACAAATCCCGCTGCGGGTTTCTTGGTCTTCCCATTCTGTCCGTCCACCTCTCTTTCGTTCGTTTTCATCCTTCGCAGTCTTGAAAACTTACGGAAGTATAAAAATTTATATTATTTCAAATTTTGAAAACCAGCTTGCAAACAGTGTGAAATCAAGCGGTTTTCCTGCAAATTCATTATAGCAAAATACAGTGTGTAATATCGGGCAATCATTTTTATTTGATCATGTTAAATTCCCTTATAAAATCGTTGTTCTGGAATCTTTCAGTCAGCTTTTCAACTGCCGTATCCCGGATGTTTTTGCATTGCCTGTCTGAATAGTGATTGTGTTCCGCTACTTGCTCCCATTTCATGCCATATATGTAATAGTCAAAAATAATAGTCTTTTCTTTCAGCTTCAAGCGGGAAATCTCTTGCAAAATCTGACTTTTTATCCTTTGTAGCTTATACACCTTTTCTTCGTAGTATTTCATATCTCCCCGCACATAGTTCGGGATATTCATTGCGGCATTTTCCACCGTATGTGAAATGTGGTACTGTCCTTTTGGCTGCCCGTCACTCTCCATCCCGCCTATCGTATTGTAGTACTGGTTTTCATAATCACGTAAAATGCGACGATGTGCAGAAATTTCTCCGTCGATCTCTTTGTAAAATTCCAGAAACTCTATTACCTTGCTTTTATCCATGCTTAAATCTCCTTTTGCACTGTTTTTTCTATTTTCTGTCTCTCTCTGCTATCCATCTTCTATTCTTACATACCCAAATACGCCTTTTGACAAGAAAAAAGCCCTTGTCGCCGTTTCGTCTGCGTCCCCTGCTGTAATATGTCTTTTGTAACACTCTTTTGCCATTTCCACTGCTCTTTTCTTCCCGTATGCGTTCACATGCCATCCAGCACCGCATATCTTGCAATAAATCACTTCATCATCTTTTATCTGGTGTTGTTGTCTGAAATGTCGTTCTATCTCTTTTTTGTTGGTTGAATTTCTTCCGCATACGGGACACTTATAATAAATGACACTTATTGTCTGTTTCATGTCTGCGCTTCCTCGTTTTCACTCATTATCTTTTTCAGAATGTCCACAAGCTGCGTCTTTGTCACCCCTGCCCATTCGTACCCGCAGTTTTTTTCCAGACTATCTTTCAACCATGCGGCGCACTCTTTCTTTTCCGCATATTCCCTGCGGGTCTTTTCTGTTGCCAACCGTGCCATTTCCGCTTCTGTCATTAATTCGTTCTGCTGTCCTTCCAGCTGTTCTATTTTTTCATCCTGTTTGTCTATTATCTTTTTTAGCTTTCTGATTTCTTCGTCTTTCTCTTTTGCGCGTTTTTTCCATTCGTCGGCTTCGATCAATGCAAGTTCTTTTTGCTTCCGTTCCTCCTGCTGCTCTTTATATACTCTGTCCTTCTTGTCTTTTTCTTCCTGTTTCAACCTTCTGTTTTCCTCCAGAATGTCCACAAGATGTGCTTTCACACTATCAAAACTCA